CAAAGATGTCAATGATCATTTCAAACTCTTTACGATAAGTGCCCAAGTCTTTCATCTGCTTGACCACTTTTGACTTAATAGACTTCGCTGTAATTGGTTTAGCCAAAAACTACCTCCTTTCGTCAAAATCGCTTAGTTTTTACCCCCTTTTTGTTTGAAGGCCCCCGACTTGGAAAAAGTTCCCTTCACCGGTACCCTACTGGCCAAAATGATTTTTCAAAAAGAGGGGGACTAAAAATTTTCATTTTTCATTTTTGAAAAAATTTAAAAATTCTTTTTTTCTTTTTTTCTGCCAATACAATCCTTGATTGATTACTCTATCGTTCACTCTATCATGAAACGTATTGTGTTTCTTATTCGTCAACGGCAAACAATTCCATTCAACGAATTCAAGTTCAGGATATTCAGATACAGGAAAGATATGGTGAACCATTTCTGCTTGAACAGAAATTCCGTAACGCAAACTTTCTTGACAAAGATAATCATGCTTACGCATTATCCTATCACGGAACTTCTCCCACTTCTTAGATCTCAAGGATGGTCTGACAGGTTTGTTATACATCTCAAACCTCCTTTCTCAATGCAAAAGGGACAGGCCTTTGACCTATCCCATCTCATACAAGAAATCTATGCTACCATAATAAACTCTTTTTCGTGAGACTTCAAGATGCCTTTTGTCTCATTTTATTTTGTTTATAAAATCATAGGCCAATACAAAAACAAATACGAGTGGTAAGAAAAGAAATATCAATCCATTCTCAACTAACTTTAATACATCACTTTTCCCCCAATCAAAAATAACGACTAAAAAAATTAAGATTAAAAAATAGACAACTAGATATCCTAAAAATAATCCCAATGTTTCATCCTCCATCTATACCAATTTTACCTCTCACTTTCACATATCTTATATTTTGTTAAACTCCCCTTGATTCTCAATTCCTTACAGTTCCTAGCTTTTCATGCCTTTGATTTTTTCACTTTATGCTTAACTCATTATGTGAAAGTAATATCTAAAAAAATTAAATGACAAAGTTCCGTAGTGCGTCATCAAGCTCTGCTTGCTCTATCCCTATGTATCTCAGGGTGATTGCAGGCGATGAGTGATTGAACATTTTCTGCAATGTCCCTACGTCCTTTGTCTTGTTGTAATATTTATAACCAAACGTTTTTCGCATTGTATGTGTTCCAACATTATCAATGCCAAGTTCTTCAGCAGCCTCATGAATAATTTGATAGGCTCTCTCACGAGTGATTGCTTTATTTTTCCCTTGCCTACTCTTGAATAAGAAATGATGAAATGGTTTGTCTTCGACATATCTTCTCATTTCTTTCTTGAGTTCTTTTGTCATCCGTCTTGTTATCTGCTTGCCAGTCTTCCGTTCTCTCAGCTTGATGTGCCATCCCTGGACATCTTTAACTTTCAAGGTAAGTATATCTCCGACTCGCAAACCAGTATTCAGACCTGTGATGAATAGCATATAATACATCTCATTCCACTCTCTGAGATAATCTTTCATTGCCTGAATGTCGTCATTATCTTTTATCGGTGATACAAATTCCATATTCTACCTCCTTTCCCAAAACAAAAAGCCAGCATTTGCTGACTCTTGACGATACTTCTGTTGGACAACTTTTCTGACTAGAATTAAGGATGACTCCTAAAGTGTGATGTGTGTTTTTGTTTCAGAAGTTCATGCTATCATAATAACCCTTTTTTTGTGAGACTTCAAGATGTCTTTTGTCTCATGTTTATTTATAGCTCACCTTTCAAAATAGCGTACTGCTCTAGGATAATCCTTCTACGTCGATAGATTGTAGCTTTGCTCATGAATTTCTGTTCTGCTATTTCTTCCCATCTCAGTTGAGGATATCTCCAGCGAAGATTAAAGATTTCCTTATCCTCATCAACTAGATTGATCAGGAGTTTGTTAATAATAGCTTTGAACCCTTCGAGAAATTTTAAGGTTGGATCATCCGCTATTCTGATTGCAATGGTTTCGGTAGGTTTGCTTATTCCTACGCTAGGACCACTCTGAGCATCTGGGTTTCGAGTTTCTAGTTCTAGCCTTCTCAAATCTATTGTCCGTTGAATGTTTTGAAATTTGAAAAGTTCTCTGTCTAATGTTTTGAGGTCTTCGTCGCTTAATTTCTTCAATTCCTACCCCCTCGATATCTTCGTGATTGCTTCCACTTGATAAGCTTGCCATCATTATTATTGTTAAAATAATCTGGCAATCTTGCCGTTGGGCTCTCTTTATAGACCACTTTTTCAACGACCTGGACTCCAGGCATCATTTCAGCATCTATCCATCCAACGAACCAAGCAGGATTCACGTCATATGTTTTAGCAATCATTTCAATCTGCTTAATAGATGGATATCCACCTCGTTCATACAAATGAATTGTATTTTGTGAAACACCTGTTTCTTTTGCCATCTGTCCTACAGAGAGACATAGGTCCTCTCTAAGTTCTTTCAATCTTAGCTGCATCTTGCTCTCCACTTTCTAGTATTAGCTTTTACGAATGTAGCCTGCTCTTGCATCTGCTTCCATTCATAATCCATGATGATTTCAAGTTGATTGTTACAAAGACCTTTTAAGAAATCATTTTGAGCTTCTAGCTTCTCAATATCTTTATAGGCCCTTTCATACAGTTCATCTTCCAGAAATCTAATGCGCTCTGCCATTGCTTACTGAATGATGATGTAAGTTGGTTTCTTGTACTTTGTCATTACAATCTTATCTCATCTCCTATTTTTAGAGATTCATAGTTTGTTTGAGTAACTACGAACACTCCGTAATTTTGTACTGTGATTGTGTGCATGTCGCCTATTTTTTCTTTGTGGACGACTCTGCCTTTAATTTCTGCGCCTTGATTATCTGCCTTGTAGATGAGCATTGGGCGCTTTTTTTCTAATTTTTTTATGTGGATACTCTGCCAGATATTCAATCCAGCAGATAATAAAATCCAAACCGAAATGAATCTTTTCAATCTATGACCTCCTCAGCAAGAATGTAAGTTCTTTCTTTGTTTAATTGTTCGTAACGTGCGACTTGATAACCTATAATTTTTATTTTCGCCTTGCCACTTGTTGCTATTTTGGCTTTTTCAATATATTCATTGAGTTTCTCCACCGCCAGCTTTTCTTCGTCGTCAACGAACTCCATGAAAACTCTCATCACTCCACCACCTCGATCTTGATTCCTGGACAATCAAACACCCAGCCAAAATCATACGAAACTACTTCCTTTTTCGTGAGTTCGTAGCACTTTTTTGAAAAATTAGTGCATTTTGTAAAAAGGAGCACTACGGGAGAAAAATGTCCGTATTTATCTGCTAAATCTGCATTTTGATTGACGAGATATAAGTCCCCGTCGTTTCTGTTTAGAAGTGTAATTCTGTATTTTTTCTCCTCCTCAACTGTGTAGCCGTCCAGCCACGCTCGAGCGAAAGTTTCTTGGCTACCTGATTCTTCAAAGAGCCAACGATAAACGCTTTTGTTTTTTGCTTCTTCAGAACGATAGAGTGCGTGAGCTAAAGTAATTTTCCTGTCTTTGCAATACTCAATCCAATCTGCCACAAACTGCGATATCACTGGTTTATTCAATTCTTGCCGAATCTTATCAGTATCTTTCAATTGATTACCAATCCCGTCTCCCTCAAACGTACCTTGCTCGTAGCCCTCACGATATTTCATTGAACCGTAGTCGTCCCCTAATTCTTTAAGGATATCATTAAGCCATCTAGTCTGTGTCGTCGGATCAAACCCTCTGATTCGACGAACGACATCTTTTAACTTGAACGGTAGCGGTTCTGGTTCGTCTAAAGTCCGTAAGTCTTTCAAAACCAAATCAACCGAGGTCATTTTTTTCTTGCTAGCTTTAAATTTTTCGTATCGCTCAATTAGTCCCTGAATGTTCATTAAAATTCCTCACTTTCAATTTTTCTGATATCAACAACCTCTTCAAGATATTCCTTTGAACACCAGTCGTATTCAACGCATTGTCTAATAAATCTTTTTTTATAAAAACAATGCTCTATGTATGCGATTGGAAATAGCAAAGCGATGAAAGGTGAACAAATGATTAAAAATAAATAAATAGCAATTCCACAAACTTTTGAGTCTGCAATATATTCATAAAAATCTACTAAATCTTTTATTCTTTTAAAATGCCTGATAAAAATAATATAGTTTTTTCTTTTCATCCTTCACAACTCCTTAAAACGGCAACCCATCATCTGAAATATCCATTGGATCACTTGCTCCAAAACTTGGTGGCATCTGGTTTTCCATACTTGACTGGTTCGCAGAATTATCCTTCTTTTCAAGAGTTTGAAAACTTTCAGCTACAACTTCCGTCACATAGACACGTTGTCCTTGCTGATTATCATAGCTACGAGTCTGGATGCGACCTGTGATTCCTACAAGAGCACCTTTTTTAAGCCAATTTGCGAAATTTTCAGCCTGCTGGCGCCACATGATGCAACTGATAAAATCAGCTTCACGATCACCTGCCTGATTCTTAAAAT